CACACATATAGACACGCTACTTAGGAGCAAAGCCCCAGCAAAGCACATGCCTCAAATACAGTGGCAGCTTGCATGCACTGGCCGTCAATGGTGCGACTTTGTGAGCTTCGATCTGCGTATGCCTCCAGACTTGCAGATATTTATCCAGCGCGTGCCACGTGATGATGAGCTGATCGCTAGCTATGAAGCTGAGGCAATGAAATTCTTGCAAGAGGTCGATAAGACTTGCGAGCGACTTTTGAAAACCAAAGAAAGGCTGCATTATGAGAGATGAAATATGGGACGATTTAAAACAATGCAAAAAATAGAAGTTTGACTCGGATCGCGCACGTTTTCTGAACGAAGCGAAAATCTCAGACGATGGCGCATGGACAAAACATACGGAGTGGCATTGGTCGCGCATGGTTGATGGCCAGCGGCTTGACTACTGGCCAAGTAGGAAAAAATTTCAGTTTCGAGGTCGCGTTATGCGCGGACTCAATGCCATGTATTCAATACTGCTGAAAAAATGAAAACGCCAAATGCATTACTTATTGCTAATCTTGTTGAGCACGGGATAATCCCTGAGGATATCAGATTTTCTGCGTCTCAAGAAATCAGAAGGTTAAACGATTTATGCGAGTTATACAGTGACAGAATCAGGATGATGACTGTATACATTAACAAAGTAAGAAAAGCAAAAGGAGAATCGCCAGTTTGGATTGTTGGGGATAAGTGAGCGATTTTTAAGGATTACCAAGTCATAAGTAATCCTTAGTAGATCGCAACCCAACTGTTAAGTATTACTTACAAGTTATAAGCACCACTTAGCTTCAATCCAACTGTCAAGGATTACTTGACAACTGCCAAAAAGCAACATTATAAACTGTTACACATTTATTTTAGTTTATCTCTTGTGCTTTTTGATATTTATGTTATAGTACACACATCGCAGCAATAAAGCGGCGACTACCCAAAGGAAAATCATGTACAACCCAAACCTACAAAAATATGAATCTATCCAGTCTATGAGCATAGACATTCTAGACGAAGAAGAGGCCGCACTTACTATGGAGCTTGAGGAGTTGGATAGCCAAGAATACCTAGATATTTTGGCAGCAGAAGAAATTACTGAAGACGATTTATCGGACGAAACAGGTCGTTTTTATGGTGATTTAGACAGCATCATTGCGAAAGAAGTAGCTGAAATTAGAGCTACAAACGACAAGACGCGAACAGCAATTATGCAAGCCCTTGAAGACGTAAGAGGAGCAATAGATTTTTTACAAGGAACAAAAAAATGAAAGTTATTTTAGACAAATCCCAAGCCATTAAATATGGTACTGGCGCGGCTGACACATGGGAGCCAGTTGGCATTTTTGAAGAAAAAACCACAGAAGGGCATACAACTGCAATTTTTAGGGTGCACCCTCCTGGAAAATACTTTGCAGTTACAAACGGGTTAGCCTCACCAATTGATGGGAGGCTTGTTAGAGGTGCAGCAGGATTAATCGCTGGCAGAAAAAAAACTAGGCCAGCATCCCTAAAAAGAATTGCGGCAGAAATCTCCGAAGATCAACTAGCAAAACTGAAAAAAATATGCTCGTCGTCTACGGCTGAAGCCATAAGAATGTGTATAGATGCGTTTGAACAAAAAAGCAGCTAGATAATATATCTTTTGGTTATTTTTAGGATTGTAGTAATAATTATTCTGTATTTTACAAGGTATGTTTTTAAGTTAAAATTACTCACGAATCAAAATTATCATTGATAACCAAAGGAAAATCATGAACATAAAAAAACACATTGAAACTATCAGCGATGTTTTAATGGGGCGAGATATAAATACGTATGAATACGACTCAGAAGATTGTCGTCCTATATTTATAGCTGCACTTGTTTTTGCCTTATTTATTGCCTTTGTTATGCAACATTTAAACGGGTGAAATTATGAAATATATATTAAATGTAATTAAAAAAATGCATCCTGAAGATGTTGAGTTTGTAGATATATTTGTTTTTGCAATTTCATTTACCCCGATAATTCACGTGTTGCTTAAATAAAGAACAACGTTAAAACACGCAAGGAAATGCAATATGATTGATTTTTTATCGACCAGGTCTAACTGTGATACAGAAACAGCCGCATGCGCTCGTCTTATTGCTGCAATTATTGCTCAAGCAATAAGAGACGCCTCATCGCAAATCACAAAACATGAGAAAAAAACAAAACAAAATGCAAAAGGGGATGCGAAGGAAGCGATCCATTTTATCTTTGGTAGAAACGGGTTTTTTGAAATATACTCAAAAATAATAGGAATAGACCCTCAGGCCATAAGAGACGCATTACTAAACAAAATAACTGATATCCCTATTCATAATGGACCTCAGAGAATTTTTACAGATATGAACAGATTAAATATACAAAGAAGGTATAGAATGGAGTTTCTTTCTTAACAAATAAGGATCTATATGGAAAAAATTGCTCAAAAAGAATTAAACACAACCACTAAGAAATTCGCAAGAGAAATGACAATTCAAAGAAAAGCATTATTTGAGATAGACGAGTACATAATCTCAAAAGGAGAGGGTATTTTTTGGTGGATTGCTATCTGCATTTTAGCAGTTGCATCCTTTTTTGTTGTTGTATCAATCGGGTAAACAATATGAGTTCTGAACTAAGCAATAAAACACAAGGCTGTTTGCCAAATGAAGCAAAAGCTATTTTGATTAAAGCTTCGCAATTTGAGATTGACAAGGTGCCAAAATTTAAATCCAAAGAAAGAATAAAAAAAATAAACGATGCCGTTTATGAAATAAAGCTTAAATGGCCATGGCATTTCAAGTAGCATGTCTTCTGAACTAATACTATTGTACAGACTTGCAAAAGCTGTGCATATTGCTTACCCATTTTTGGCATACGTAGCAGGAGATAGTGCATGCCAAGAACTGGATTCTGAAATTACAGAACTTGAACTAGCACTACAAGATGCTGAGGATCTATTAGACGAATTAGGTTTATATTTAGACGACTGGAAAAACTAATGACGACATTTAAAGGATTAGAGATAAAAGTTATCCAATGGGCTGAGGCTCGTGGGATTGTTAAAAACTCCAGCGCACTTTCTCAATCATTAAAAACATTGGAAGAAGTTACGGAGTTGCTAAATGCCATTGTCAATGGAGACAGGGATGAGCAGATAGACGCTTACGGAGACATCCTTGTAACGTTGATTGTCGGTTGCGCTATCTCAGATCTCGATCTAACCAAATGCCTAGAATCAGCTTACGCGCAGATTAAAAATAGGAAGGGCTATCTTAATGCTCAGGGGGTATTTGTCAAAGAGAGCGCGAAATGAAATTCACAAAATTTATCAAGATTAACGAGAACTTTGAGATTACTGAAGGTGCAACTTATGAGCTTAATGGTCCGTCCCAATGCAGAATTACATCGCCAGGTATTCTTTTTGTGTTACAACCAATGTGTACTGGATTTGCATACCATAAAGATGCAGTTGTTAAAGCAACGGCAAAAGATTCTTGCGCCGCCGCCCAAGAACAAGGTGCAATAGCTGAAGCTTTGGGGGCGTATTGCTACGCCGTAGCATGGGTAGGCGGCGGAATTGCTAAAGCATTGACAGACGGGGCAATAGCACAATCATGGAGATCAGGTGCAATTGCTCAAGCATTGGCAAAAGGCGCAAAAGCGAGCGCGTTTGAACAATCCGCAATAGCTCAAGCGTTGGCATCCGGGTCAATAGCCCAAGCACAAACACAAGGAGCAATTTCCCAAGCATTGACAGATGGCGCAGTAGCTAAATCAGGTTCATTTGGCGCAAAAGCAGAAGCGTTGACAGACGGCGCGGTAGCCGAATCATGGTCAGACGGCGCAATTGCTCAAGCATTTGTAAAAAACTCGGCAGCTTATGCAATGGTAGACGGAGCTATAGCTATCCCATTTGGAGAAAGCACGAAATGAAATTTGTAAAGATCAATGACAATTTTGAGATCTCAGAGGGGGCAACCCATGAACTTATTGACGATTTTATTTGCAAAATCACATCGATCGGAATCCTGAGAGCATTGACACCTCGTTCAACGGCTCAATCATTTTACAAGGGTGCAATTGCTGGAGCCTGGGTACCGCATTCAATAGCTAAGGCTAAGGTAAAAGGAGCTATCGCGGAATCGTATGCGCCGCTTGCAATTTCTATTGATTATCAAGAAAGTAAAGCATGAACTTCGTGAAAATTAATTACTACTTCGAGATCTCTGAAGGCGCTGATTTTTATCTTGTTGATCGTCTTACATGTTCGATAACCTCAAAAGGTACGCTTAGAGCATTAAAAAATGGGGCAATGGCTAGAGCAAAGGTAAAAGGAGCTATCGCGGAATCTTGGGCAAAAGGTGCAGAATCTTATGCTAATGTAGATGGTTCAACGGCTAGAGCATCGGCAGTAGGTGCAATAGCTGTAGCAGTGGTAGAGGGTTCATGCGCTTATGCAATGGTAGATGGTTCAAAAGCTATAGCATTGGCAGATGGCGCAATTGCTATCCAATTTAAAAAAAGTACTAAATGACCTTCTCATTTGTCAAAATCAATGACAACTTCGAAATATCTGAGGGGGCAACTTATAAACTGCTTGATGAGCTGAACTGCGAAATAACATCAAAAGGACTGCTTAAAGCTTTAAAAAAAGGATCTTTTGCTTACGCACTGGCTAAAGGATCAATGACTTCTGCCGAAGTTGAAGGTGCGCATGCTTATGCGTCGGGGAGGGAGTCAGAAGCTTATGCTATGGTTGATGGAGCTGTTGCTTTTGCGTATGGCAAAGGGACAAAAGCCTATGCATGGGCCAAACTGGCGCAAATTCTTGCACTAAGAGGCAAAGGTGCAAGATCTTATTACTTGGTAGAGACAGAGGACCCTTGGTAAAGACAGAGAAAGGATGGGGTTCCTCAAAAATCGTCAAAATTAAAGCAACTCGGCTTCAGCTTTTCTCCTAGCAACTAACCCAGGCAATACTTTACCACCACCTCTAACCCATTTCATAAGCTCAGATTTAGCGCCCTCCCAATCTTGGGCATTAATTTTAAGTCTTAGAGTGGATTTTTCGAGGTTGCCAGCTCCTAGATTATAAGCAAAGTCCACGATGGCACATAACTTGCGCCAGTCGTTATGCAATATTGCGTATGGCAAAAGTCCAGGACAAAGCTTAATTACGCTTGGCGCATAGTTATTTTCAAGCTCGCCTAAAAGTAACGCTTCTGCTTTCTCCTCTGTTATTGAGCTATCAGATAATAATACTTTTCGTCCATCCGTGTAATATGTTGATCCGTACCCAATAGTAGGTACTCCAGCTGGGCATAAGTAAGGGCTTGGTCGAAATCCCTCAAAGCGTTTGCATAAGTCTACTGCAATTGATAGGTCCATTTTCATGGCTAACTATTGGGATATTGACTTTGCAAAGTCATGGCATGTCATGGCGTAGCTTGCGGCTTCGTCTGCGTCTTTTGCGAACTCAAAAAGAAATTCCTCAGCCTCCTCTGAAAGTCTGCCGTTTGTGGAGTTTGGAGTAACGACGCCGGTACTGCTGGAGGTGGAGGGCACGGAGCCACTACATCCAATGGCGTATGGGTCGCGCATCCCGCCAAGCTCACGGCTAAGACGGCGATTTTCGGAAAGCGCAGCATCGATTGCTTTTCTGTTTTTTGCATTGGACAACTCCAGTTTTTGTGCGTTCGCATAATTTTCTCTCTCGATCTCAAGGGAGGCGGCAGAAGCTTTGTTAAATGCAATTGTCGCACCTTCGCGCAGCTCTAACATTTCTGCTCTATGTTTTGCCGTTAGTAAATCATAAGTTACCCACCATGTGGCCACGCTAGCCGTCAATGCAGCGCAAAAACTTGCAATAGCCAGCACGTTTCTCATTTATTCTGCTTGATGAACTTACCAAACAAGCCAAGAAGTGTTGTTATAAAAGTTGCCATAGCAACCCACTCTGATAATGTTGTGGGCAACGCCGATTTCATCGAATCGGGGATTGATAGCCACGCACCTTGCAGGCTTGTGGCAACGCCCAACGCAATAGTGCTGTAGTCCGTTAAAACGTCTCTAGCGTTGTCAATAAATTTCATTTAATAATCCTTCAATCGTAGACCTAAAAAAATCTATTACCCCAAAATTTATATCATGGATAATAACCAACCCCAACAAGAATCCAAACGCCCCTAAAGCTATTTTTATCATGTTAAATAAAATTTGCCTTTTCAATGATCTCAGTTCTTCATTTCGGCCTTTATATGACATGTTGAACATTCCGTTCATTATGGTTTTTTCTCAATTACCCATGGCGCTGCAATTGACGCGTGGATTGGTCTGGATGCGTGCGTTTGGTTGTCCTCACAAATCATTTCAAGTGGGACAACAAGTTTAGATACGCCATACGTAATAGTCGGAGGAACTTGTAGCTCAGTCCTAAACAATATATCGCCATTTTTATTTTTCCTCATCGATTGTATTGATTCTCCGGCTATCAATCTTGTTTGGTTTGCAAAGGCTAAATGTCCCTGCTCGCTGACAACTTGAGGATTTACAATAACCCCACAAATTCTTCCAGGAGTTTTTTCTTTAATGGTTGCAGTGACAGAAACTACTTCTCCAGGATATCCGCTACCAATCACAAAATCTTTTATCTCATACGGGATATCTCTATCCATAGACCAAACAACATTAGGGATAATATTTGTTGTTAGTATTAATAAACACAAAAAACACAAAAGACAAAATTGCCCTCGGAATCTATAAATATAAGCAGCCAATCCTTTTATTTTAAAAAATTTTTCAGAGTGTCCCGCCAAAACTCTTTTGTTGACGTCACAAAACTTACTATCCCCCAAAACGCCCCCCCTATGTATATTATTACCTTTATTACCGTCCCGCAAAACCTTTTCCAAAACAGAATCTCCTCCTCCAATTTCAGGAGTCTTTCTAGGTCTTCCTCTTGTTTTTGAGGCTGTTTTGCTTTTCGCGTCATTGGTCATGTTTTCTATTCTGTAATAGTTATTAATGGATACATTTTTGACAAGTCAGAAGATTCAATCTTGTCAAAAAGATTGGCAATTATACAAGGATCAAATCTCCAAGCCTCTGAATAACCGATGGAAGTCATGACAGATTCGCTACAAAAAAACTTTTTCTTATCCTCTTTGTACGCGCGAATGACAAAACCAAACAATCCTCTAAGATCAAATTTTTTATTTTGATTGTCGTCAAACCATTTTCGGGAAAAGTATTCGCTTGCATTTGGGACTTCAAAAAAATCCCATCTGTCGGCAGAATACTCAATTTTTTTTACTCGCACCCCGCCGTCCAAAAAGCTGCTAGAGCCACTCATTCCATCGCAGAAAATTAGTTCTGCGTGAGAATAAAGACCTCTACACCACCATCTTACTAGCACGTTAAACACCCCGGATAAACCGGGGCGAGTGCCTTTGTATAGGGCAATAATCATATTAAGCTGTAAACCCTTGCATTTGGACTTGGCCATTATATCCAAAATTATCCCATGCTATATTTTGAGCCCTTAAGTTTGATGCGTTAGAGCCAACAGCAAAAAATGCCACATAAGGGTTATTAGCTGCGGTTGCCCTAACTTTTGCGGATCGAACTAAAAAGTTTTGGATTACAGAGCTCCCTGCGTGGCACCAAACCCCATACGCAACCTTGTATTGGTCACTGGAGTACATCTGCAAGTTATCAAAAACAAAATTTTTGCCGCCATAACATTGGATGTGCTTAGCCTCATTGTTTTCAAAAGTTACGTTTGATCCGTATATATCTGATCCCAAACCAGCACCGCCCTCTATGTACAAACCTCTGTTTTTACACAAAACAAAAGCGACAGAATCTAAGCGGAGATTTTGACCTCTCCAATACATACCTCCTCCAACCTCACCAGATTTTGAGCCGCAATTATTGATAAACACATTACTAAGTTTTAAAAAACTTAACTCATTTACACCAGGCGCTACTTCACAATAAATACCCCATTTTGCAGCATTATCAATTCTTACATCATTAATACTTATCATGTTGCAAGCATCAGAATCCCCAAAACTTGTCGGTAAATAAATACCATATTCAGTATGGTCTGAAAATTGCAACCCATTCAGTTGATAGTTAAACGAAGATTTAATCTTTATCCCAGTACCAGGACCTGAAAATGTTAGACCCTCAATAACTCCATGTCGTTGGAATTTATATTGAGCAGTTGTCCCAATGTTTATTGATTCTTGTCCGTGAAGATTATTAATTATTGTTTTGTCAGCACCGCACCCAACCAATGATAACCCAGGCGAAAAAACATCCAGAGAATCTGTAACGTAATTTACAGGCTTTGTTAAATTTAAAGTGCCAACATAATCAAGCTGAAGTGGCGTCTTATATTGTTTTGCATAATCAAAAGCTAACTGCAATATGTCTGCATCATTATCACCACCAAGATCACCAAAATCAGAAACTTTTTTCATAAATTAAATCCTTAAATTTTAAAACCGGAAGCATAAGTGTCTGATGATAACCCCAAAATATCTCTGTTACTGCCAGTATTTTGAGAAATAAAAAATTCTATGTAATCAGATGTTCCATTCATTTCAACTAACCCAGATACTCTTGCGGATTCTGTACCAGCTGTCCCTGATTGTGTCGCCACGGAAGTGGCATAAAGCACCCCGTTTTTGTATATTTGAGCTTGTAAAACAGCAAGGTCAGCAGAACTATTTAATCTCAAACATAAAGAAACATTATAAATTCCTGGTATTGTTGGAGAAAATGTGGACGTGCTTGTATTAAAATCGTTATTAGTATCGAAGGTCTTTGTTGAAAAAGTTACTTTTGTTGTGACATTAGAAACAACTCCAGTTTGGTTTGTCCCGTTTTTATTTACTGAAAATGCAGGCGTAGAGCCAGTTCCAAATTTTGAATAAACAGATACCTGGTTACAAAATATTTGATTCGCCCCTTTTGTAATTAAAATGCCTGATCCTGCCGCAGTTTTTGCGGTAATAGTATAGGCTCCAGTGCAGTTATTTACAACTAACCATTGCCCGTATATTTCCGGAAAAATCAAGTTTAAATTTGAAGTTAACAACCCCGATAAAACAATTATTGGCCGACCATATTCTAGCTCTGTCAATGTGACATTTGAGCTTGTCATTGTAACTAATGCAGCGCCAGTGGTAAAATCGGGTACCCATCCAGCCGCAACAGCGCCAGAGCTTTCTGGATTTACATCGTTATTATCTACAGTGTTAAACCAATAACCAAGTCCATCAGAACGGAGTACTCTTGCGCCTTTTGGATAACCATTAACATTCGAATCATTTGCAAAGGTTGCATCATAAGGATAACCGCCGCCAGCATTAGCCCAACGAATTACAGCACTCAACTCATATAAAATGCCGTTCATATCCAAACCGGATGGAGGCACTCCCCCAGAAGCAATTGGAGTTCTTGTTAGGGGTGGGAATCCATCAGTCAAAGATGCAGCCCCAGGAGTAATACCAATTTGGGATGCTTCAGGAATTGCATTTTTTGCCCCAGATGCAGCAAAAGGAAGAGGTATTTTCTCAGGTTTGTCAATTAATTGCATATATAGCACTTTCAGAAATAAATGGAGCTTCATTAAATGGAGAAGCAGAATCGGTACCAGCTTCAGAAAATCCAAAAACTGGCAACTCAACAACAAATAAAGAAACCAAAACGCCAGCGGGCCTAGGAATCGCCCTAGAATAAGTTAGAATAGATAATTCTACTGGAGTTAGTTGGAATTCAAATGTAAACCGGATACTCATAGATCCCAAGTCGTTTACATAACATCTACCACGTCCAGCAAACAAATTTTGCAAAAGCCTATTTAATGATGGCGCTGTCATGCTTGATATGTTTGATAGCGCTTTAACTAGAATTAAAGTTCTGTAAGCAGAATCAGAAAGCCTATATGTCTGAGTTTCCCCGGAGTTAACATAAAAAGGTTGTTCTTCAAACGGATAAGAACCAGGCAATGCCTCGTTAAACCCAAAATACAATGGGTTTTCAGGTATTGTTAAATTTCTACCAATGTCTACAATTCTCCCCCAAATATCCAGACCAAATCCTTGAGCAGTATCAACATTCCATACAAAATTAAAAAAATTATCAAAATCTGAACGCGGGTCTAAATACCCATTCATATCCCGAATAAGGCGAGTAATTGTCGCACTGTTTCCATATTGCGAAATAATGGTTTTTTCTACGTCAATCATTAGACTAGAGTAACAGTAATATCAGATTCGGACAAAGTTGGAGATTCATCAATTCCAACACTTACGCTATTTAACGTAGGGGTTACAGTGCCAATCAAAATAGAAATAATGGATATGGCTGGAGATATTAAAGATACAGCTCCATAATAGCGACTTGCAAAAATATCTGACCCTATGCGTTCACGTGCACCTCCATCCGCTCCATTGAAACGAGCTAAAATTGCCGCTTTTGTCATGGAAACAATATCAGCAGGCAGTGAAGGATTATCAACAATTTCAACATCAAACAAAATTGGCAATGAAGCAGGGCGTTCAAATTTTACGTTATACGATGGATAAGGGTAGCTGTATCCTGATTCATCAGTTACTACTACTGTCGTATTGCCGTTGTAATCACATCCAAGGTCTTTGTGCTGCCATATTGCCCGAGCAATATCAGCATCAGCCCCGCCGACTACAGCAACATAAACAGAATGCGCTACTATTGGGTAATTAGTAGCTCCGGTGTTTACTGTTGAATTAGTTGGGTTATCAATTACATAAGCATCCAGAACACCGTCAACATTAAAAACGTTGGCATAAATTGCTGGGGCCGATCCAGTGCCATTAATTGCAACAGAATTTCTACGTCTGAACTCAAACTCTGCCCTACTTTCAACAACAGAGCCCAGAACTCCATCCGTTGCGTTTGTAATAGTTGACCATCCAGGAATGGATTGGTAAACAGAAATTAATGTCCCGGCAGGGCATGCAATAGGACCCGTCTTAATATTTTGGAATGAGGCTGTTACCGTACCAAGAGAACCAATAACTGCATCACCTAAATTTGAATAGGTATTCCCAGAGGTGTCTTGAGCTAAAGTGCCAGCGGGGATAACTGTCCCTGCAACTCCGCCAATTGTTACTGTTACTACCGTTGACGTGGCTGGTTTACGAGTTAAAAAATAAATTCGTGCTATAGCGTCTTGAAAACGACCATTTGCGTATTGAGGATCAACTTGGTTTACAAAGTAAGCAAACTCGGCATTTTTATCTGAAATGACCGCTGCTTCACTTGACGCAAGCTGTCCCTGAGGGGTTTCAAGCGCCGGATTTAATCCACCGCCAAATGCAGCATTAATGTCTTCTTGCACTCCAGCAAGTACAGCGGCTTCTGAGGGGATGACTAATCCAGCCTCTGTAAACTCAATAGGAGGGACACTAGAAAGTGACATTATTTTCTATTCCTGCTTCATCAATAAATTTAATTTGTCCAGTGACTTCTCGTTTATCCAGACTCGTAATTATAACTTGTGTCTGCACAACTCCAGGAACTGATAAAGCAGCTTGCTCCAAATATCCTATCAAAAGAGAAACTGGAGGAAGCTGCCCTAAAACTTTTTCAAAATACGGAATGCCTTTTGTCGTATCAAACCAAAGCTCTCCTAAAAACAAACGTGCTGCGCTTGCTACATCTTGTGCTAGCGCGTAAGGTGGTGATGCCATAGCAATGTTCCCTGAGCTATCTATCACAAGGTCCCAGGCTGACTGATCGAGTAATAGGGTGTTTAATCTTGCCATTAAATAGGTCCTCCTGTATTTCCAGCCCCAGGAGTAACCCCAGAATGTACGTGTGTTGTCAAATTTACACTCCCCGATGATACTTGACCAACAGCAGAAACAGCCCCAGAAAATGTAGAAGCCGCACCTCCTGTTTGAGAAACAGCCCCATTCAATACAATCGAAGGCGCGTCAATTGTTACTTGAGTAGGTGAACTTATTTTAACCCCAGAAGATAAAAATTGCACGTACTGAGTTGGAACACCATTTAACACACCGCCAAGATATAGCCCATCCGAAAAGCTAAACTGTCGTAAACTATCAGGGTTGGCTTGTTCTTTTGTGGTTTTTATTTTTGAAATGTCCCGAGAAGCAAACACGCATATACCAACGTCCCCAGCTTGCGGATCAATAATTACTGCATTAGCCCCGCCTTGAATCCTAAAATAAGGAATATTGAAAATAGTTACGTGAGGAGTTGGGTTTCCTTTCCCGTCCACTTGATTTACAAGTGGAGTAACATCTACAAAACCAACTGGAGATAATCCGCCTGAATTAGTACAAGATTCAACTCGAACTAATGTTGCCGTCTGCATTTTGCTTAATTCTTGTTGGATAACAAAAACCATACGGTTATAGTCGCCAAACGGGGCGCTAAGTGGCATTTGACCAGTACTCATTGTAATTTCCCCACAAGAGACTTATCCGTACAAACAACACTAGACATCCAAACTCCTCCCGGTTTTTCTGATTCAAGCATGTGTTGAATTGAAAGAACAGCCCATTCTCCGGCAGCAGGTAAAAAAGAGGTTTCAACCTTAACTAACCCAAGCGGGTTAATCTGAGGATTAAAAAGAGTTTGAAAGGTCATGTATGTTCCATCATAAGATGGATAGCCAATCATTCCATTATCTTTAGAAATTGTAGGAACAAAAGATTTTCTTGGTATTCCCTGGGGGCATATTGCAAGAGTTTTTCCGTCAATCACTAAAACAATACCGGCGTCTTTTGCAAGTTGTTTAGCTTGCTCTAATGTTGTGTTCGCAAGATAAACATCAGAAAGTTTTACATTTACATCATTATTTTCGAAAACATATCCCATACTTTCTGCTATGGTTTTCATAACTTCAGCAACATCAGCTCCCCCCTTAAAGCTCCTTGGACGAACTGCCTCTAATGCGCTTGATATTGCGGCCTGAGCTTGTATTTCAAAATATATATCTGGCGGGCTTGAGTAATTAGCCCATGCTTTAAAAATGTTCCCTGCAAAAACAATTGATTCTGAATCGCCATCAACAGCATAAACAATTATTGTATTTTGCCTAAACTCAGGGAGTTTAAAAGGATACATTGTCGCGCTATACATGTCAGACTCTGCCATGCCATAGATTCTTGCTCGAAGATTACCCATTTGTAATCCGCCAGCCAGTTCAATATCGGCCTCTGCCCGATACCCCTGAAGCGTAATTTGATTGTCGCCTTTTTCGTTAAATTTACTGGTACCTAATGTAATTTGGAAACGAAGCTGCTTTTTATTGCTAAATGACGGCATTTTCCTCTTCCGTTAAATACAACAAAACAAATCGATTACTTAAACCTGTATAATATGGATCAGAATTTCCCTGCGTGTCTATAAAAATTAAATTTCCTTTAAACGCCAAATATTCTCGGCATATTAATTTATTAGCATCAAGCGCCAAAACACCAGAAACAATTGCCTCTCCATTTACTGCCATATCAAAAAATAATCCTTGGTCTTTTTGATATAGACTAATTAAACAAGTTTTCTCTTCTAACACAACAGAAGTTGTTTGTGACGGTAAAGATTGAAGTGGAATTGTTTGCATTTTATCTAATCACAGAAAAAACAGATAGCGCAGTCCCTATTATTTTTTTAGGGATGCTTTTTAGCACGTACTCTGCCGTTGGTTGTGGCTGTACTTGTCCGCCATCCTTGGATGGTGTAGCGCTTGCATTTTTTGGGGATTTAACTGTTTTATCTGCACTAGAAGAAAACACGGCAGAAACTTGACGAACTTCTTTAAGCGTAATTTCTACAGTGAGCATGGTAACCCCGCTCTCATTATTTCTTTGGTAGGTATAACTTTCAACTGAATAATTATTGTATCTCACCTCTGGAGTTACTACGTCAAATAAATCTGTTGACAAACACGCATCATTTATAGATTGTAGGAAAGACGCTCTCTCAGATTCACTACCAGAAAAGCAAAATATTACTACTGGAGACGCCGGAACTTCGACTTTGTTGTAGCTTACAAAGCTACCACCTTCAACCGGATAATCACTAACTTTTGTATCCTTAACGTATTCAACCGCCTTGGTAGACAGCACCGAACCAAAGCCTATAGATTGCACTACACCTCCAATAATACCAGTTAGTTTTGAGGGATCAGCTAAAGGGTTACCTGATTTATCATAAATACCCCATTGATTTTCAACTTGAAAAAACCTCCATATCGCACCATTAGCTAAGTTAGCCAAAGCAGAAACAGACGACGTAGGGAAACTTGGAGACCTTGGTATTGCGGGCACGCCAGGCAATTGTGGAACATTAGGGAAAGGTATTAGAGGCATTATCTTAGTCCGTAGTTTGCCTGAACTGGCATTGCAAAATCTATATGTTTTGCAATGTCTTTTGCAATCCCGGCGGCGTCTGTGGCTTGTGTGATAATTTTTATTTCTCCGATAGTTGTTTGAGTCGTGTTGTTTGAAGAGTTGTTTTTTGATGCGCCTGCAACCATTCCAGCGCCAGGAATACCACCTAAAACCTTTGACATATAGCCAACAGTTTCAGGTGGAGCTGATCCTAAACCTTTTTTGTCAACGTTTCCCATCCCCCAGTTATAAGCTGCTACGGCTTTTTTAACATCCCCACCATATCGTTTTATTAAATCGCTGTAATAACGAGCAGCAGCTTCCGCCGAAGAATCAAAATCATCCGGGTTACTCAGGCCGTATTGTTTTGCCGTTGCTGGCATAAACTGAAAATGCCCCATTGCGCCAACTGGAGACCGCATGTTTTTACCTCTCCCTGACTCTGCTGACCAAACACTGTCTAGAAGACCGCTAGGAAGATTATATTTTTTTTCTAAATCTGCCATTTTTTTAGACTCTTGACCTTTGCCAGAGGTTTTCCCGGAGCCTCCATTTTTTGCTGATTTTTCACGAGCCCACATTGCTGCAATTTCGGCGTCTTCGCCGGCATTTAGTTCCCCACTTCGCAAAGCCAACCCAACACCGACACCTGCTTTTGCCAAAAATGGGAAAATTTTTGATAGGACGCTACCTCCAGTTGCAGCTGCGCCACCACTTGAAGCCGCTCCGGCTGTAGCGGCAGCTCCAGGTAATATGGTTTTTAATGCTTTCGATGCGGCAAGAGCACTTGCTAAAGCGGCAGCACCTTTAACTAGTGTACCTACCCATCCATCAGTGGCGGTATTTAGATCGTTAAATTGTTTAATTAGTTGTTCAGCAAGTCCAATTGATTTTGTTTGAGCCGCATTAGTTGCTATGATAGACGCCGTAGAGGATTTTCTGGCTTCTTCCGCTTTTTTGGCTTGCTCATCCGTCAATGCTGAGTTTTGCTTTTGTTTTGCAATAAGCGCTTCTAAACCTTTCCGCCCATCCAGCATTGCACTAGCTGTGCCTTCGTCTATCCCCATTTCTTGTAAAATGTTAAACCCAGTTGTTCTGTCCATCCCCTGCATACGATCAGCAAGATCAAGCAATATATCTGTTCCTTTACGGGCTTTACCATTAGCGTCAGCCATTGCAACGCCAAAACGAGAAAGATAAGGGATCAAATTGCTTTGACCAGTCATCTGCACTTGAGTTTGAGCCTTTGACAACATAGACAAAGTGCCCTGGAATGCCTGCGCAGAACCACCTCCGGCAATCTCTACCGCTTGCCCCCATGCGCTTATATCTTTCGAACTTTGCCCAAGGTTGCGAGAAAAACGATATAGTGATGCGTTAGTGTTTGTGATGTCACCAACAAACTTCTTGATTGCATAAGCCCCACCAAGAATAGTTAAAAATGATGCAAGTTTATTTGAGGCCTCGGCAAATCCTTTTGCTCCTTTTTCTCCAGCCTCTTCCAGTTTATCTCCAGTTTTCTGAGCTTCTTTACCTAGTTTAGCAAGATTTTTTTCTACTCTTTCTTGACCTTGACGTAAATTTTTATCGTCAAAGCCAAGCATAATAACTAGAGAATCAATTATTGATGGCATATTTATTTTTCCTGTCTTGCAAGTGCTATATTGTAATCATTGACCGTGATTATTTCTAGCATATCGTAAGCATCCTTAACTCCATAAACAGTACTTAATTCGTTTAATGTAGCAATTTTCTTAGAAATTAAAGTGCCAATAATTGCGGGTACATTTTTATACTCCGCAAATACCATATTATGACCGCCGACAGGCACCCGGCGCAAATTTAATTGGCGGCGGTCTTTAAAAAATCCGTGTGCAACTTAAACACCTCGCCTCTTAACTTGATTCGGGTTTTTATTTCTTCTATATCTTCCTCAATCAATCCTCGAACAACGTGAGGCTTTGAAGGGTCCGGCATTACCTGTACACAATCCCACATTTCACTAAGCAAAGGCTCCGCAGACTCCCAAGGCAAAAAAGATAAAGCCCGAAGCCCTAACTGTGCAATTCCAGCCATCCCCATACGATCAAAGCCATCCGGCAAATCCACCCCGCTAGACATAAGTGCCAGAATTGCCCTAAGCGCCCAAGATTCTGCCTTACTTGCTGGTAGCTCTGTAAGCACAAAAACCTTTCCCTTGTCCCGACCTTCATCCGTCACTTTAAAGTTTATAACTGATCTTGCCATGTTTCATCTCTCCGAACCTCTCCCTGTAAATAGGTGATGCGGGCCGGCATGGGGAGAGGATTCACGCCAGCCTTTTGAGCTTTGCCCGCATCTAAACTTTTACAATAAGGAACGGTCTACAGATTCCCATGTAATTTCATATTGCACTGGCTGCAAAACTTTTGCGGCGTCTGGGATTTGTTTTCCAACAGTCAAAATTCCCCGGCGCATTGTGAAAGATTCACCTGTGCTTGGCAAAGTTACAGAAGCAGAAATATAAAAAATCTCTCTTGCCGTTTTTATTGCCTGTATGATTGTTGAAAATACATCTTTGCTAGGGCTATCAGCTTGTAATGTAATGGTTTGCTTTACTGGCATTGGCGTATAGCCGCCAGTCATTCTCCCATCAACCCCCATTTGTACCTCTGCCAATTGGACAGATTCTGTAGTAAATGCAGTATCGCTGGAATACCCCTGAAGCTGAACGGGCACTGGATAAAGTCCAGGAACAACGACGGTAAAAACACTGTTCGCGCTTGTGATAGTAGTAGTCATTTTTTAACCTCTTATAGGATATTGATTGATGCGACAGTGATTTTTTGCACTGCTCCACCGTCTGTATACCAGAAATTGATAATTGGAGTTCCACGTTCGCCCCGAACTTGTGCGCCAGGGTCAAGAATTTGAAGATAGTATCCTTGTTGCTCAATAATCTGCGCAACGTCAGCACCAGCTGATTGATTGACTTGTGCGGCTTGTAGATTTGATAACGTAACTCCAGCGCGGACAATCCCAGAATTTAGCGCGGATTGAATTGGATCAATCATAGCAGCCCGAATAAGGTTGTATCCTGCTTGTGTGTATGGCACAGACCCAACACCAGTGAGCAGCGTCATTAATGCCAGTTGGAACTGAGAATTCAAGTAAATTTGATTTACATAAGGATCAATCCATTTCCATTGCCCAGCCATTTGACCGTTATACAAAAAATTAAACTGATCGTTTGCGGTTGCATAACTTCCATAAAAACTATAACCATTTTCAAGCAAGTTGGCAGCAATCTGAGCATCCGTTACCGTGGCTGAAAATCCGCTTTGTGATTTAAATGCTGTAGTAATACGCCCATTGGTTCTGCTAAAGTCAATTGAGGCAACTGTGCCCAAGACAAAAGCGGCAAGCTCAAGTGTGTTATACACCACTGTTGTACCGTTATATTCAGCCGCTTTTACAATAGCGCCAAAATTAGTTGTTGACCCGTTAACTATTGCTTGCGCATCGGTATCCCAACAAACGTACATATAACGGTTGTTTTGGTCGTTTGTCCATTCCGAAAATAATGTTTTTGTTGCAGTGTCAGGTTCAAACATGGTCATAAAAGAAGCCCAATTTTGGGTTCTTGAAACAACCAAATCCAAAGCCGTTGCGGGAGTATCAGTATCGGCCCCCTGAGATAGCACCGCACCAGTTGCGCTTGTAAATTTTAGGTTGGTTGCCAAGGTGCCAGTAACAGCAGAAATTGTAGACGTAGCTCCCGTTGTTGGGCTACGCAATGAAAAAGTGCTGTTAACTGCATTCCACTCGCAAACTGGAGCGCCTACACCACTAAAAGCCGCCTCAATATCATTAGCAGCATCATCAAAGCTAGTGGATGTTGCAAGGTTTATACTTGATGAAGTAAATAGAGTCCCATCAACAGTAACAATTAAGGTGCCCGAAAACGCTTGTAATTGAGAAAGAGTAACACCGGCAAAAGAACCTGATTGAACCCATGCTTCACGGTCCGCCGAAACATATGGAGCAAAAAATACAGTACCTGGTTTAATAGTTGAATTATCAAATCCATTAAAATAAGTAGGAACCAAAGCGTATTCGTCAGACGCGGCTCCAAAAAAATCTTTTACAGCAGCCGCACTAGCGAAAGATTGCACTGTGCCAACTGGGATTAAATTATTTGTTGTAAAAATAACTCCATTTAATGATAGAGGACTTCCACCAGAGTCAATAACTCCAGGGTTAATAGTTACAATAGTGCTTGCTGGGATTGTCATTTAGGTTCCTTCTATAAAGGTGTAAAAATATCAACGGGGATTTGTACTGTTGCGCTTAATTCGTCGGCGAATTGTTGCGGTAAAGTTATTAATGGATTGTATTGTATTGATGCTGTTAAAGTCCACCGACTTTCGTATTGTTGCTCGCCTGTTAGTAGTGGAGATTGAACACCGTCAGAAGTATAAAGCGGTTTAATGTTTTCTGGGAAGTTGTCAAACCCCCAAGAAGATCGAAATGCTGTTTTTGCGGCCTTGCAAAATTCTCCAGCCTGTATACCATAAAAATCTATTTGAATATCAATTCTGGTTGGTCCATATACGGTAGCTGTATCATCATCAGGTTGATAAGTCGTTGCTGGAACGCTTAGATCTACCTGAAGAAGCTCTGTAAGTACGCAACAAGGGTTAGATGGCAATGCCACACGATTGACCTGTGCTCTAACAATTTGACCACCAGGAACAAAAGGAGTAAGAAACACAACAAGTGCGTCAATTACAGAATCTACGGAGATTGACGATACGTAATTAGTCATGTCAATCTCCTTGAAGGACTATCGCTGCTTTTGTCCATGTTGGCCAATTTTCAAGAACTCTAACGACTAACCAATTTTTTTCAGGGTCGCCAATTTTTATAATATCTCCACCTGTCCCATTAGGACGAACAACGCCAGCAAGAACGCCTCGCAAATAGATTGCTTTGATAACCCCCTGAATGTTAAGCCCATCAAGTTGAGCAACATCACTAGCGCTTAATGCTTGTAATTGTGCAGGCCCAGTTACTGGTGCCGCATATGATGGAACTTGACGAGCTCCCGCCCCTGTTGTGTAGCCCGTTGAGCGCAACACAGTAACAGTTTCGTTTGGGTTAACGGTTGTTATTACCCCATTAGCAATGCTACGCAAGTCCATTATTTGCTTTTTACCTCGTAATCAACTGCTTGTAACATTTGTCCAGTGTCAACCAATGGCTTGCTATTACCTTTTGCTTTTGCTGTACTGTATGCAATAGGAGGCGACTGAAATTCTTGAATGCTTTGTTTTAAAGCCCCTTTAATTTCTTCGCCAAGTAGCCCAAGTACATTTTGGGGTTTAACGGATTTAGATTTTAATAGGGCGGCAGTTTTACTACCCCACGTTTTAGATTCTTTTTCGATCATACTTCGGAAAAACGGTCTAGCAGGAGCTTTTGAAGTACCATATTCGTTCCAAAAAGCTACAGCAGCTACCGGAGTACCGTCTGGGTATGTTTCACGCCCTAAAAACCCAACTATAACGCTACCCGATTCAATACCATCAGTTACAGCCTTGATTTTAGCGATAACTTTTTTTTGCCCTATTAATTTAGCGCTCATCTGTACACCGTAGGTTGAGCTATGTAACGAAACCCTCTCAGGCTTGTTGTTGCTTGCCAGAAAGCAGCTCCGTATTGTGATTGAGCAAACCAAGCCGCAGATCCGGGAACTGGATAATCAAGAGCAGCAGATACAGAGCCTTCGCTAGCGTTACTCACTCGCCCAACTGGGTTAGGTGTCCCCCCTGCATTAAGAGACCCCCCAATAAAAGCTATATGGGCCGTCAACATATTTAAAAGGGAAGCCCTTCGCGTGAGATTTTGAACGGGGCTATTATCTGCATTAGATAAATAAAGCGTCGCATCATCAAAACACAGCGACAAATATGCATCCGACACCGTGACAAACTCAGGATATCGAACTTTAAATGTCGAAGGATCAAATACGACAGCTGACATTATTTTTCAGCTTTCTTTACGCCTTTAGCGCGTTTGTCTTTTCCGTCTGTACGCATTGGCTCTAAACCAGTTTCTATATCTTCAAAATCTTTTGCTATCGCTTGGGCTTCTCCAATTGATCTAGCAACAAAGATAGCGTTAGATTTTAATGCCGGGAATTCGCTATTTGCAGCAAGCCAAGCCTCAAAAAACTCTGAATCAATGTCTGTTGTTGCAAAGTCTGCACCAACAATTAAAGCCTTGTTCTTACCATTTAACGTCACCTTTTTTGATGCGTCTTGTGGATGTTCTAAGATAATCCCATTGGGCAATTTACACCCTACTACTACTGTTTTCGCCATTTCACTCTCCAGCGTTATTAATTAAAAGAACCCCCCGCCAATACTTGCGCGGAGGTTATTGATTATCGCTTAAACACCAATCATGCTAGCAATAAACACGGGACGATAGATAACAGTTCCCCAAG